CCCCCATGTCGCGCAGCATGGCCTCGGCGCGGTCGAGCATGGCGGGGTCCTGCGTGTCGGTCTTCATAAAGCGGGGCGGGATGCCGTATATCTCGCAGAGCTCCGACCAGCAGGATTGCGCGAAGCGCATGAACAGCACGTGCGGCACGGCCTTGTTCAGCAGGCCGTAGTCGTGATCCTTGCCGAACTCCAGGATGAAGTTCCCGAACTCCCGGACCTCGCGGTACTGGAGGCCTTTACTGTCGTCTTCCCGGAACAGCAGCATTCCCTTCTCGGGAATCACGTTCTGCCGGGGCAGCAGGGTGACGGCCACGGGTTCGGTTGTGTTCCCGGTCGTCGTGAGTTCCACGAGCGTATGACCGTACATCACGCTGTCGAGGATGTGGGTGTTGAGCTCCGTGACCCATGATGCCGCATTGAGGACCGCCGTAGCCTGGTCGTCGATCTCGTCGCCTACCTTGATCTCGAAAGGTGTCAGGAGCGTCGCCTTCTGCCGCAGTTCGATCTGCGAGGTGAGATGCGCGCAGAGCATCACGTCGTCGTAAAGATTCATCAGCCGTGCCCGGCGCGGATTGTCGACGTTATCCGCCGCGCGCAGCGCCGACCGCCAGGTGGCGATGTCGGACCGGGTCCGCGACAGGGTTTTCGGAACGATACTGCGGATGTAGCCCTCGCGCCGCCTGGCTGTTTTCGGACCATTCGTTTTTACGGCCAAATTCGCGGTCTTATTCGTGGCGTCGTGGGTTTTCCTGCTTCTGTTCTTTTTCTGCATTGTGTGAACGATTAAAGGGTATTTAAACGGTGTTTAGTCATCGAAGCCGTGGCGGAACTTGCGGCGGCTACCCATCCGGGCAGTGATGCGGACCTCTCCGTCTTCAGTCTTGAGCAGCGGCAAACCGGGTGCGAGGGGCTTGTCGGTACCCTTCAGGCCCGCAACCTTCTCGAGCCAGTCGATCGCCGCCCGGCGGTATTCACTGACCTGCTCGAAAATCAGATCGGTGTTCGCCCGGCGGCATAGGTTCCACACCGCGATATTCTTGCAGTGCTCCAGAAGCGTGGCGTGGCGGTCTTCTCCCGTGGCCGAGAATATCGCCTCGCAGTCGTATTTGGCATTCAGGTAGCTCCGCGCCTCGTCGATGGCCGCCAGGATCGCCATACGGATCGTGACGGCGCTTGTGGTGATGTTCTGCAGCTGGTATTCGCAGATCGCCGTGTATAAGTCCTCCTTTTCGATGAACATGGCTTACAGGCTTTGATATTCGTCGATGGCGTCGAAACACGGGCAGGCCTTCATCCACTCCCACGGCTCGATGATCCCGTCGCCGTTCAGGTCGGGCGAGAAGTCGCGGTGTCCGCAGATCATGGCGTCGGGGAACTGTTCGCGGAGCTGTTGCAGCAGAAAGAACAGCGACGCCTTCTGTTCCTCGGTGCGGGTATCTTTGGGCTTGCCGTCGGCGTCCAGTCCTCCGATGTAGCAGATGCCGATGCTGTTGGCGTTGCTGCCCTGCACATGGGCCCCGACCTGGGCGATGTCGCGGCCCTTGCGGATCGTACCGTCAAGCAGGATCACGTAGTGGTAGCCGACCTTTCGGAATCCCCGCTGACGGTGCCAGCGGTCGATGTCTTCGATGCCGAACGGCACCCCCTCTTTGGTTGCGCTGCAATGCAGCACGATGTACTTGATTTTACGCATGTCGTTGAATATTGGATTAGTATTTACGCTGTGCCCGGAGGCCGACGCGGTAGGTCCCCTTTGCCTGCCGGAATACGGTATTGAGTTTCGAGAGTGCGCCTTCTGCCGCATCGGGGCCGTCGACGGCTGCACCTCCGCCCTTCTCGAATGCCAGGTACTGATCGACGAGTTCCTGGAAGTCAGGGCTGTCCCGCTCGTCGATATTGAACCACACATTTCGGCGCTCGAAATAGGACTGCGTAGCTTCGATACGGTCGTATTTGTCAGCCTTCGGGCGCTTATCCGCCTTGACGGGGATGTAGTATCCGCGGGCATCGCCCTCGGCATCGAAGTCGTTGACGAACTCGTCCATCGAGAACAGGCCCTCGATCCAATAGCGGACCTTGCGGCAGTTGTGCAGTTCCGTCGTTTCGTATAGGTCATAGAGCCATTTTGCCAGGACCGTGCGGGACTGCTGGCGCAGAAAGCAGTAGATGAAATGGAACTCGCGGTCTTTCTTGCCGACGAGGATCATCCCCTTATGGCATGCCTGGGCCTTGTAGGAAAGGTCTCCGTAGAAGACCAGGGCGTCATACTCGTTCAGGGGCAGCATCTTCTTCCACTGAATGTCCTCGGCCTTGAACACCTTGCCGTCCTCGACGTGGACGTGCATATACTCGCGCATGAACGACCGCGAGGGGATGCTGCGGTACTTTTTGCGCCAGTGCTCTGCCGAGGTCTTCTCGGGCCAGTTCGGCTCGAAGGTCGTCAGGTCCTTCACGGCGGGCACCGTCAGTACCCGGTGTATGGGCTTTTCGCCCTCCTGCCGGGATTTTTCAGCCAGGACTTTGAACTGCTTTTTAAGGCGGTTTGTGATGCTGTTCTTATGAAAGTTGTTGTTGGCATACACGAATCGCCGGGTCGATCCGTCCGCCTCGTCGAAACATCCCATCAGATCCTCGAAGATCCACTCGACGGCCTCGCGCATCAGACGGTCGTTGTTGACATGACGACGCGTGTCGACATCATCCACGGCGATATAGTCGGGGCGCTGCTCCTCCTCGCGGACGCCGCGCGGGTCCTGACCGAAACCGAGAGCCGTGAAGCGCACGCCGTCGGAGGTCAGGAACTCCCCGGACGACCAGTCGCCCTGTTTGTAGCGGCAGCCGTAATCGTTGATCAGGCGTTTGTTGTAGACAAGCTGCGCCTGGCATGCCGAGAGCAGTTTATGCGCCTTGTCCTCGGTCTCGCCGATCAGCAGCATGTAGCGCAGGCGGCCCGTGTACATCAGGTACAGGGGAATACCCATGTCGACGTGTACGGACTTCGCCCCGGATCGGTAAATCTCCCACAAGGCCATGATCACGTCGTTGTCGATGATCTCCTGCGCACCCTGACGGTGGAACCACGCACAGGGCACCTTGGCATAGTTCGGAAAATAGTACTCGAACCAGGTGACGTAATCCTTCTCGATACGTTTCACGCGGGCGATCTTGTCCGCGGGGCGTTCGTGGATGTCTACGACCGAAGCTTTCGCGATGCGTCGGCAATGCTCCTCGTAGTTGTCGATGAGCTTTTGAAATTTCTTGTCGATGTCTGCCATGTGCCGTTACTTTAAGGAATCGACCTGCGCCCGGTGCTGAATGAACATGCGGTGGTATTCTGTGATCTTCACGACCTCCTGGGGGTTGATCTCGGCAACGAAGTTGTCGACCTCCTTCAACACGGAGATCACCACCGACAGCGGGACCTTGCCATCGAAGTATTGCAGGCTTTTGGCTACTTTCGAAAGTCCGTCAGTATCGAGCCGGGCCTTGTTTCTCTCGGCGATCCATTGCATCTCGTCCAGCAACAGTTCGCGGATTTTTCCGGGGGCCGCCAGGCTGGCCTTGCGTTTTTCGTCCCACTTCATACCGCGTCGCCATTCGGACAGCGTGGCCTCACGAATGCCGAGCAACTCGGCAATGCCTGCACAGGTCATTCCCTGTTCTACAAAACAGTTGTAGGCCGCCGTATATAATTTGTGTTTCGGGGTTGTCATATGCTCTTTTTTGTGCAAAGATGGCATGCCGAAACGCGAATGCGAAAAATAGTTCAATACCTTGACAGTCTTTTTGTTGCGTCGGATTTTGAAGCCTATGTTTGCATCAAAAATGAGGCGCATGGCTTTACCGAAATTCATTTTTAACGACGAAACGAAAAAGAACTCGCACGGTTTTTTCCTGCTTAACGGCGGCGGCAAGTTCGAACGCTTCCAGGAGTATTCCCCGATGCTCGACAACCACGATCTCAACCGTCTGATAGGGCGCTGGGACAACCTGCATGTCGAGGGGGCGCTGCTTGTTGCCGATCCTGTCTTCGACGACGGGATCACCCTGGGTGCGGAACGCAAGGGCCAGGTCGAGCGCGGGTTCCTGCGCGGGGCATCGCCCGGCATCGTCATCCTGCGGGCCGAGTACCGCACGAATCCGGCAGGCGGTGAGGACCTCTATGTCACCGAGTGGGAGCTGTTCGAGGGTTCCGTAACCTCCGTGCCGTCGAATGCCGGGGCCGTGACGCTCAAAATCTACACGGGCGACGGCCATCTGGTCGAAGATGGCGACGTGCGTCTTCATGTCGACAACATCGTGAAACTCTGCGCGGAGAGTTCGCCGCAGGGTCGAAAACCCAATATCAAACCAATGGAAAAAATCACCCTTTCCGCCGAGGCATACGTCGCGCTCGGCATCAATCAGGACGCGGACGCTACGGCGATGAGCAAGGCTATCGTGCAGCTGGCTGCCGACCGCAACAAACACAAGGAGACTGCCGATGCCCTGCAGAAGGAGATCGACGCAGCTCGTAAGAAACGCGCCGAAGACATGGTCAATCTGGCCGTTGAACAGGGCAGGATCGGAGCTCCCGCCCGTGAGAAGTACGTCGAGCTCGCCATGAAGGATTACGACCTGGTGTCGGAAACCCTGAAGGCCATCCCCGCGAAGGCTTCGCTGGCGGCTTCCGTCACCAAGATCGCCGGGAACGTGATTCCGGCCGATCGCCAGAACTGGACGCACCTGCGCTGGCTGAAGGAGGACCCCGAGGGCCTTGCGAAGATCAAAGCCGAGAATCCCGAGGTTTTCGAGACCATCCGGAAAAAGCACAACTAATCAAAATCAGACAGATATGCCTATTGAAAAAGAACTGTGGGTTGACATCATCAAAGAGCAGCCCATTCAGGAGGGTGACTTCCTGAACGAATCCGAAGACCTCAGTGCCCTGGTCGACAACAACACGCTGCACCTGGCCGAGGCAGGTGTCGAGCCGGAGGTATTCATCGACAACGACACTTATCCGGTCGGTATCGTGCAGCGCGAGGATGTGCCGAAGGACATCCTGCTGCATACCCTCGACACGAAGAACACCGTCGTGCGCAACATCGAGCAGATGCAGGCCGCCTACGACAAGATGCAGAGTGTGACGCGCGGTCATGTGAACGCCCTCACGCGCAAGCGCCGGGCAATGGCCGCCTACAACTGGTGTCCGCTGCAGAACGGTGAGTTCACGCCCGTCCTGGTGACGACCGGCGAAGCCGTCAACGGTCGCCGTCGCCTGACCTTCGACGACCTCGACCTGCTCGAAGCGAAGTTCAAGGCAATGGAGGTCGACATGACGCAGCTGTGCCTGGTCCTCACTACGGAGCACGAAGCCGACCTGAAGTCCGAGAACCGCAAGTTGTACAAGGAGTACATGCGTGACGGGAAGATCGGCAATTTCAAGGTCTTCAGCTACCCGCATCTGCCTCTGTTCGACACCACGACGGGCAAGAAGCAGGCTTTCGGCTCGGCCAAAGGCGAGAACAGCGCGATGGCGTCGATCGCCTGGATTCGTACCGAGGTGATGCGTGCGACGGGTACGGTCGATGTTTTCCACCGCGAGAAGGACCCCGAAGCCCGTGGCGACATCCTGGGCTACCAGCAGCGTTTCTCGGCCCTGCCTCTGCGCAACAAGTACATCGGAGCCATCTATTCGGGTAAGTAGTCATGGAAGGAGCTGTGCAGTATCTCGGTCAGTATGCGATCAAGGCGTCCCTGGTGGCCGCAGCCTATTTCGCACCATGCCAGGAGGTAATCGGCATTGTGTTCCTGTTCTGGCTCGCCGATCTCGTCTTCGGTGTTCTCGCCAGCAAGAACCGCCACGCACCTCGATCGTCGCGCCGAATGCGCAAGAGCGTAGGCAAACTGATCGGCTACATGGCCGCGATACTGCTGGCCTTTCTGATCGACAAGCTCGTCCCGAATCTGTGGATCATTCCGCACCGACTGATGGCGGCCTACCTGTGCGTCTGCGAGCTTATCTCGATCCTCGAGAACCTGGCGATCATCACGCAGGCCAAAGCCTTCGTGTCGCTGATCAAGCTGATCCGTGGCAAGAACGACGAAAACGTAATTTACGATTTGATCAATGAGAAAAATGCTGATTATTCTGCTCGCAGCCCTTTTGGCCGCGTGCAGTCCAAGCCTCAAACTGCAATCTTCGCAGACGGAGGCGACCGATACGGTGACCGTGACCGAACAGGTCCGGGATACGGTGGTGGTCCTCGAACGCGACCAGTCGATGCTCCGGGCGCTTCTCGAATGCGACAGCGTGGGTCAGGTGCAGATGCGCCGACTGATGGAGTACCAGGCGGGGAACCGCTTGAAGCCTCCCGACATCGAGGTCCGCGATAATGTCCTGACGGCTACGGCCCAGGCCGACAGTATGGCTATTTACCTGACTTTGAAAGACCGCATCGAACGCCATACGTCCACCCGCAAAGAGTTTCAAGTCGTCGAGGTCAACCGCCTGAATACCTGGCAGCGGACCTGGATGCGTATCGGACAGGTTTCAGCCGTGTCGCTGATCCTGTTCGGGGTCTATAAAACCCGCAAACTGTTAAAAATCTGAAAACATGAATATTAAAGACATGAGCGCCGAGCAGCGCAAGGAGGAGCTGGCCCGCCTGGCTGATGCCGTGAAAGCCGCAAAAGCCGAGACCAAAACCGCAAAGACACGGGTCGCCGAGGGTAAGGACGCCGTGAAAGGCGCTAAAACCGCCGAGGAGAAGGCTGAGTAAGTTTTCGCTGCTGCA